GGGACATTTACGATATTAAACGACACTAGTAGTAATCAACTATATAATTTATTTATCGATAAATCTTTACCTTCACCATCAATATATGATATAATTGATATAACAGATGGTGCAGTATTAAATTTTGTAAAAGTTAGCGGAAATAACTATAGTCTCGGTGGTACTGAAACCCCGACCCCATATACATTTAGACGAAATCTAGATATAGGCGATGGTGATGTAACCGGAGGACAAATTACTATACGAAAAGATAGCAATTTAACCGGTACCAATAAATTAGATTATATAAAATTATTAAATAGTTCTTCTGTATATGGTTCATTAGGAGAATCTTATGTATTATCGATAGCTGGAAATACTTCTACTACTACTGCTTTAGGATTAAATGACCCGTATATGGGTATATTTAAAGGCACTGCAAATGCAACTGAACCATTTATTGCATTCTCTGGTTCAAGTGATGGAAACACCCGGCGAACGATGATAAACGCTGGAGTCAATTATCCATATACGGAAATTTCATCTAATTATTCAGCAAGTATAAATGATTATTTTATAACAGCAACAAATACATCAGGAACAACGATTGTATCATTGCCTACTGGATCTCGTGGAGAAACTGGACGAGTTTTAGAATTTAAATATCGTCAAACCGGTGGTACTTTTGAAATAGATGCAGCCGGCACTGATACAATCGACGGCGTTACATCAAAAACAACAACACAAATTAATTCTGCAATGAAACTTGTATGCAATGGATTAGGTCGTTGGAATGTAATGTTTACTACTGGTTCTTGGACATAATATATTTATATAAAACGGAAACATAATGAACAAAATAACAGTTTTATTTCCCGGAGGATTTAAACCTTTAACGGGAGCTCATTTAGCATTAGCACAACGTTATGCAGAGCATCCTGAAGTTAATCAAGTAATTCTTTTAATTGGACCTAAAGAACGAGATGGAATTACACGAGATAAAACAATTGAAATGTTTGAATTATTAAATTCAAATCCAAAAATTAAAATACAACCTACTGAATTTAATTCTCCAATCATGGCAGCATATGAATATCTATTTGCATTGCCAGAAGACTCAACTGGACGCTTTGCTATGGCTGCATCATCTAAAGGAGATGATTATGTCCGAACAAAAGATTTTGTTCCAAATGTAGATAAATACATTACAATTGGAGATAAAACGGGTCGTAAGATGCCTGCAGGCATTGATGCAACAGAATTAAGTATCAACGTAGATCCATTAGCATATTCAAATGGTACGCCCATTTCAGCTACAGTAGTTAGACAATCATTAATGAATAATGATTATGAAACATTTCGTGCATCATATCCGCAATATGAAGATGCATATGTAAAAAATGCTTGGCAAATACTTAAAGGAGTACAAGAAGCTGCATTATTTACTACAGATTGGTGGACTTCTGCATTACAAGAAGATGTTGATGAAGTATTTGCTGCAACAATGAATAAAGCAGAAACAAAACGACATAAAAAGAAAATTAATAAATTAAGTAATTTTCTAGATCGACAAGATGATGAAAGTTTTGTTTATGATTTTGATAAATTTCCAAAAACAGTAATGGGCGCCGAATTAATTGAAAATCAAATATTAACAGAAGGCGGCGCTGCAGGACATATGGCACATCCATATGATGATCATGGATTAACTTTCAATGAAATGAAAGAATTAGTTTCTAGAGCATTAGAAGGACGATTAGATATAGAATCTGCAGTTACTGAAAAAACAGATGGTCAAAATATTCAAGTGACATGGAAAGATGGACAAATTGGATTTGCACGTAATAAAGGAACTGTAATTAATCCAATGTCTGTACAGGAATTGCAAGATAAATTTGGCGGAAGAGGACCTATATCAGATGCATTCGGAGGCGCCGCTGAAGATTTAGCTGAAGCATTTAGTAAAATTAATCCAGATGAATTAAATCGAATATTTAAAAACGGCCGCGTGTTTGCTAACATGGAAATTATTTATCCTGCAACTAAAAATGTAATATCATATAATGTAGCAGTATTACAATTTCATAATTTAGTTGAATATGATGATAAAGCAAATGTTGTAGAAACTGATATGACTGGCGGTGCAACATTACAAAGAATTATTCAAGATGCAAATGCACATCTTCAAAAAACATTTTCATTTATTCCGCCACAAAAAATTAAATTAGGTAGAGTATATGATTTTGAAGATCAACAATCTGCATTCTTTAACGAAATTAATCAGTTAAGACAACGTTATAATTTAAAAGAAACGGATCGAGTTACTGAATATCATAAGGCTTGGTGGAATGATATTATTCAAACTAAAGCTAAAGAATTAGGATATGATATTCCAGAAAATATTTTAACTGCATTAATTTATCGTTGGGCATTTAATGATAAATCTACTAATATTTCTGTATTAAAAAAAGAAATTACAAACCCAGACTTCGAAGCATGGGTAACTGAATTTGATAAAAAAGATTTTAAAGTGTATCAAAAACAAAATATGGAACCATTTGAAACAATCTTTTTGAGATTAGGTGCAGTAGTATTAAAAAATGCAGAAAATTTCTTAGCAGCAAATCCAACAGAATCAGTTCAAGAATTAAAAGCAGATTTAGCACAATTGATTAAAGAGTTGCAAGTAAGTGAAGATCCTAGCACAATTAAAAAATTAGAACACGAATTACGTCGTATACAACGATTAGGAGGCTTCGAAGCAATTATACCGTCTGAAGGTATAGTATTCGTATTTGGTGGACACACATACAAATTAACAGGAGCATTTGCTCCAGTCAATCAACTACTAGGAGTATTGAAATATGCACGTTGATATATTTATATTAAAATTGGATTATAATCATGGCTGAAAAACATAAAAGCAAGTACAAAGCACCAAAAGATTTAGAAAAATCTCAAAAACCTAATGCAAGAAAAGATTTAAAAGATTACACCGCCGATGATAAATATGGCGGATTGAATCCCAATTCTACTAAAGAAAAACATCTTAACGTACTTCGCAAAACTGATAAAAAAATGCAAGACGATGGAAAAATGTATCCAACGTATAATGCCGATGATCGTCTTTATAAAGATATTGAAGATGGAGATTATGATCCAAAAACTGCAGCAAAACGTTTAAAGAAACGACAAGATGATGAAGAAAAAGATGTTAAGGATGTTTTGAAAGATAAAATTGAAAATTTAACTCGCGAACAAAAAGAACGTTTAGTTAGAGAATATGTTCGTAGAAAAATAGAAAAAATATTGTTAGAACAGCCAACAACTGAAGAGCCACCCGCAGAAGAGCCACCTGCAGAAGAAACTCCAGATGCTACTACCGACGCAGCAGCAACACCAGATGCAGGCGCAACCCCGGATGCTGCAGCAACGCCAGACGCAGCAGCAACACCAGATGCCGCGGCAACGCCAGATGCAGCAGGAGCTGCAATAGGAACAGCAGGCGCAGCAGTAGGAGCAGCAGCTGCATCAACAGAAACACCGGCAACTACACCCCCAGCAGCCGGCGCTGAAACTCAACAAGAGCCAGGTCCTGAAGAACGACAAACATTAAGTGTTTCGAAAATCAAAGATGTGTTATCTGCAGAACGTTCTAATTTAAGTAGAATTGAAACATTATTTAAAGGAATTGATCAAACATTTGAAGATGCAGATCCAATTGATATCAAAAATTTTTATCGATTAATGTTACGGACGATTGCAAAAAAATATAAAAAAATAGATCAAGATCAAGAATCTGGGTCAAATGAAAACTAAATAAAAGTTATATGTCAAATAAGTTACAAAACATTAAAGCCATCAATCAAATGTTAGATGGCACTCATAAGTTTCAAACAAAAAAAACAGTAGGATTTTCCGATGCACAAGATGCAGCTAAACGTAGTGAGCGTCATGAAGTAGGAGATGTTTGGGAAGAAACGGATGTTCATGGCGTTACATACGTTGTAGAACAAAAAGATGGTTTTCGTATACGTAAAACAAAAAATTCAGAAATATTTCAATCTATACGCGAAGAAATACGATCATTTCCTAATTGCAGGAAAGATGTATGTACATGTACTAGTGCTCATATGTTAGATCAAAAAATGAGAAGTGTGCATGGTATGTGTTTTGATTGTGTCATCGAAATGGAACATGAAATGAAAAAAGATGGAACCTTTGATGAATATGCTCGAAACAAAGTACGAGAAAATGCATTAGCGTGGTTACAAGATGCTGAACGAGATGTAGAGCTTTTGAAACAAGCATATACACAAGCAGCAAACTTTATATCAAATGCAGAAGGTGAAACAGAAACGTGGGCAGCAAAAATGACCCCGGAAGAATTCGAAGAAACTATACAGAAAGAATTCAATAAATTCAAAGAAAATTTTTTAAATAAACTAAATGGAGTTGAAACTACAAATGAAAACAATTAAAAACATTGCATTAGCAGTTGCTGGAATCGTTGGAGCAATTATTGCATTTTTCTTATTTACAGGAAAAAGAAAATCAAACAAAATTGAAAAACTTGATAAAGCAGTCGCAGAAAACAAAGAACATGTCGCGCGTATTGAAACTGAAGTAAAACAAGTTGAAAAGAAACGTAAAGCAGTTAAAAAAGAAATTGCTGAAGTAAAACAAGAAATTGCAGAGTTAGAAACAGCTAAAGAAAATTTAGTAGTAGAAGAAAAGCCAACAGAAGAAGTAAAAGAAAATATCTTAAAACAAACGCGCAGAGGCCGTCCTAAAAAGGCATAATATGAAAAAGATATTGTTATTATCATTGTTTGTTGCAACATTGAGTTATGCTCAAAAAACTAAAAAAGTTGCACCCGATACTGTTTGTTTTACTAAAGAACAAGCAGCGGATATTTCTTTTGTTTTAGATTCATTGTGGGCAGCTGATGATATTAATAATGAATTAATTGCTTCATATAAAAAATTAATAAAAAAACAAGATTCATTAATTATATTAGATTCAGTTCAAATTAGTAAACAAGATAGTATTATTGTATATCAAAAAAATATCGTAACGGATTTAGAAAAGAAAATTGATTTATTACAGCCAAAATGGCATGATAAAAAATCAGTTTGGTTTGGATTTGGATTTTTATCTACTTTAGGTACTGGAATATTAATCAATCAATTTATAAAATAATATGTCTCAAAATATAAAACAGATCATACAACAACAGTATACTATGTGTGCTAAAGATCCTGTTTTTTTCATGAAACAATATTGTTATATACAACATCCTAAACGAGGTAAAATTAAATTTAACCTATATCCGTTTCAGGAAGATTCATTAACAGAATTACGAGATAATCGATACAATGTAATTCTTAAGTCTCGTCAGTTAGGTATATCAACTCTTTCAGCGGGCTTTGCTCTATGGAGCATGTTATTCAAAGAAGATTTTAACGTACTTGTTATTGCAACAACTCAAGAAGTAGCAAAAAACTTAGTAACAAAAGTACGTGTCATGCACGACAATTTACCTAGTTGGTTAAAAGGTAATATTGAAGCAGATAACAAACTTTCTCTTAAATTTAAAAACGGCTCACAAATTAAAGCAGTATCATCAGCAACAACCGGTGCACGTTCTGAAGCACTTTCATTGCTAATTATAGATGAGGCTGCCTTTATTCGTAACATTGAAGAAATTTGGGTAGCATCGCAAGCAACATTATCTACAGGTGGTGGTGCTATTGTATTATCAACACCTAACGGAGTTGGTAACTGGTTTCACTCTGTGTGGTCAGAAGCTGAACAAGAAATAAATGGGTTTCATACAATTAAGCTACATTGGACAGTACACCCAGACCGAGATCAATATTGGCGAGATGAACAAACTAAACTTCTTGGTGAACGAGGTGCAGCACAAGAATGTGACTGTGACTTTATTTCGTCCGGACATACTGTAGTAGATGGCGGTATATTAATGGATTATGAATTAAAATGTACCGATCCTATCGAAAAACGCGGATATGATAATGCATATTGGGTTTGGGAATATCCAAACTATGAGAAAGATTATATAGTAGTAGCTGACGTTGCACGAGGCGATGGCGGCGACTGGTCGACATTTCATGTTATTGATGTACAAGATGTAGTACAAGTTGCAGAATATAAAGGCAAACTTCCGCCTAAAGATTTTGGGAACATGTTAGTATCAGTTGCAACTGAATGGAATAATGCACTACTTGCAATTGAAAATGCCAATATTGGATGGGCAGCAATTCAGCCTGTATTAGACCGAGGGTATGAAAATCTATTTTATACATATAAAGATGATGGTTATGTAGATGTAGATGTACAACTTAAAAAAGGTTATGATATGAAAGATAAAAGCCAAATGGTTCCTGGAGTATCAACAACATCTCGTACACGTCCATTAATGATTTCAGCTCTAGAAATGTATATGCGAGAAAAAACACCAGTTATACGAAGTAAACGATTAATTCAAGAATTATTTGTATTTGTTTGGTTAAATGGCAAAGCTCAAGCACAAAATGGATATAATGATGACCTTGTTATGTCATTTGCTATTGGTTTGTGGCTTCGAGATACATCTTTAAAATTACGTCAACAAGGGATTGAACTTCATAAAAAAACATTAAGTCAATTTCAAAAATCTTCACAACAAGTTATATTTACAGGCAAACCATCTTCTGGAACTGATGGGTGGGATTGGAACAATGGTCATTATAATGAAAATTTGACCTGGCTTCTGTAACAAGTTATATTTATAATAAAGTAAAATAATATTATGGCGTCTCTAAGAAAACGTTTACAGAATCTATTTGCAACGAATGTTATTGTTCGTGCGTATGGAAAAGATAAATTACGCGTAGTCGATACTAATCGTTTACAAGCAATTGGTAACTTAAATCAAACTAAAGTAGCTGATCGATATACCAGAATGCATGGTGCAAATAAGCACATGGTTGGAGGTATGGGTGGATATGATTCTAACTACTATATGCATCAGAATCGTATGCAACTGTATGCTGATTATGAGATGATGGATCGCGATCCAATTATTAGTTCAGCACTTGATATATACTCTGATGAATCTACATTAGCAGATCAGTTCGGTGATATTTTAACTATCAAAACTAATAAAACACAAATACAAAAAATTCTTTATAATTTATTTTATGATATTTTGAATATCGAATTTAATCTATGGACTTGGATTCGAAACATGACAAAATATGGCGATTTCTTTTTAAAATTAGATATTGCTGATGAAATTGGAATTGTTAATGCTCGACCATTTTCTAGTTATGAAATTGAGCGTTGGGAAGAATATGATGAAGCAACTGGCGAATATAAAATCAAATTCAAACATGTAGCAGATTCTAGAAAAGATTTTGAAGTTTTTGAAATAGCACATTTCCGTATGTTATCAGATTCTAACTTTTTACCATATGGTAGATCAATGTTAGAAGGAGCACGTAAAGAATTTCAAAAATTAATGATGATGGAAGATGCAATGTTAATTCATCGTATTATGCGAGCTCCGGAAAAACGTGTATTTAAAATTGATATTGGTAATATTCCTCCAAATGAAGTTGATTCATTCATGGAACAGATTATCAATAAAATGAAAAAAATTCCACATATTGATCAACAAACAGGTCAATACAATTTAAAATTTAATTTAATGAACATGTTAGAAGATTATTATCTACCTGTTCGCGGCGGCAATTCGACTACATCAATTGATACATTACCAGGAATGACTTGGACTGGTACTGAAGACTTAGAATATATAAAAGATAAAATGATGGCTGCATTAAAAGTTCCTAAACCATTTTTAGGCTATGCAGAAGCGGTAGAAGGAAAAACTACATTAGCATCTATGGATATTCGTTTTGCAAGAACAATTGAACGTGTTCAGCGAATAGTAATGTCTGAATTAACTAAAATTGCAATTGTACATTTATATGCACAAGGTTATGAAGGAGAAGATTTAGTTGGGTTTGAATTAGAATTAACAGCTCCATCAATTATATATGATCAACAAAAAGTTGCTTTAATGACTGAAAAAATGACATTAGCAACGGCAATGAAAGATAGCAAATTAGTTTCAGATAAATACATATATGAGTTTATATTCAATATGTCAGAAGATGAATGGTTGCAACAAAGAAATGATGTTGTTGAAGATCTTAAACTTCGATTCCGACAAAACCAAATTGAACAAGAAGGTAATGATCCTGCAGTAACTGGCGTGTCATTTGGTACGCCTCATGATTTAGCTTCAATGCATATGAGCAGTGATGATGTTGAAGAAAAAGATTTAGGAGGAAGACCAAAAGAAGGAATTAAATTTGGGCAACACAAAAATGCATTCGGATGGGATCCGACAGGTAAAAAAGAACTTGATCAAGCATTTAACCCTGACAATCAAAAAACAACATTCTTTCCAGATAAACGTTTTGATAAAGCAGTTAGACCGGTAGCAACTGAAAGTCATAACATACTTCGTTATTTAAATAAATCAAAAGGGCCTAATATTATAACAGAAACTTTGAAAAATAAGAAGAAAGATTTAGATCAAGGCACTATGTTAGATGAAAAGAACATTTTATAAATTCAAACATATTTATTAAATAAAAAAGAACTGTATTGAATATGAAAAAATTAAAACATTCGAAATATAAAAATACCGGGATACTTTTCGAAATGTTAGTTAGAAAATTAACATCAGAAACATTATCATCAAATAAATCAACTACTATTGATATAATCAAAAAATATTTCGGAAAAAATACAGAATTAGCTAAAGAATTGTATTTATATAATTCATTATTAAAAGAACAATATCGAAGTGAAGCACAAGCACTAGATTATATTCGTAGTGTTAAAGCAACTCATGATAAATTAAATCAAAGTTTACTTAAAAGACAACGTTACAATCTCGTTAAAGAAATTTCCGAACGATTTAATTTTGATGATATTTCAAAAATACATATTAATAACTATAAAACATTAGCATCAATTTACATGATATTTGAATATCAAGAAACGGATAATCCAAAACAGCTAATGGAATGTAAACATGTAATACTGTCTAATGGAATTTTAGTTGAAAGAAAACAACAAGAAAAAGATTTAACATTAGAAAAATTTCAATCACAACCAAAAGATGTACGTTTGTTAACATACAAATTAATGATTGATAAATTCAATGAAAAATATTCAAATAACTTAGATGAATCGCAAAAACAACTTTTAAATAAATACATTACCAATGTTAATGATACTAATGCTTTAAAAGAATACATTCAAGTTATTATTCCAGAAATTAAAAAAGATTTAGCAAATCAAGCAAAATTAATAACTGATAAAGTTACGCAGATTAAAGTACAAAAACTTTCAGAAATGTTATGTACTGTAGAAAATATGAAAACAATCAAAGAATCACATATACTTTCTTTGTTACGTTATTTTGATCTAGTTCGAGAATTAAAAGGGATGCACTAATGAAATCTTTCTTAAAAGAAATGGAAGAAAAATTCATGGAATTGGAAGATTACTGTGATGCGTGTGATAGAGTAAAATCGCAATGCGTATGTGACGAATCTGAACTCGATGAAATATCTACCACCGGCGGCGTAGCTGGTTATAATACGCCAAATGCATTTAGTAAAACAGGTGCAGATGATGATACGGTTGAAGCATTAGGCATGAAACGTGTAAAAATTAAAGAATCTGTAAATACGCCTCCGACATTTAGATGGAAAGATACAGGTTATCAAAAACCAGAATCGCCAGAAGAAACATCTCAAGATAAGTTTCCATTCTCTAACGACACAGACAAATGGACAAATAAAGATCAAGAATATCCAGTTAAATTTACAAATCAGCCATATGGTACTGCAAATATTACAGATAAATCATCTAAAGTATATGAAATGATGGATCGTAAATATGAACAACTTATAGAATCATATAGACGATTTGCAACAGAAGATAAACATTTAAGCCCTGAAAAAAAAGTAAAAAATACAATCAAGGAGCTAGCTAAAAAATTACAAGAAATTGAAACATTAGTTAATTACAATACAAAATTAAAAACAGAATCCGGGGTGTCAGCTTCAACATATGGTTCTAGTACGCAAAATGCATTAACTAAAATTTCAGAAAAACTAATTAAAATATCAGAGCGAGTAAGAGCATTAGGGGAATAGATCATGTCAAAAAAATTATTAGTAGAATATGTACCATTCAAACCAATTGGCTCATTAACTGAGTCATCTGGCGATGCATATGGAATACCTGGTGGTTTTGTTGTACAAGGCGTTTTACAAAGAGCAGCAGCTAAAAATCAAAACGGCCGAGTATATCCAAAACAAATTCTACAAAGAGAATGCATACGATATCAAAAAGAATATATTGATCAACATAGAGCATTAGGTGAATTAGATCACCCAGAATCGTCTATTGTTAACTTAAATAATGTTTCGCACAATATTTTAAAAATTTGGTGGAATGGTGATGACCTAATGGGTGCAGTTCAAATCTTAGAAACACCATCAGGTAAAATTTTAAAAGAATTATTTAAAGCAGGTATTACATTGGGCATTTCTTCTCGTGGATTAGGATCAGTTAAAGAATTACGCAGTGAAGGAACGGTTGAAGTTCAAGAAGATTTTGAATTAATATGTTGGGACTTCGTGTCTAATCCATCTACTCATGGGGCTTTTATGCGTCCTATTAACATGCACGAATCTATAAATAAAAATATACCAAATAACAAATATAACAAAGTAAACGACATCATTACATCGATTTTATGTGAAGATGGAAAATGTAGGATAATATAATGAAAACGCCTAATTTGAAATTCATTCTAGAAACAATTTTAGAAGATCAGCCAAAACCAATGACTCGTGAAGAGAAACAACAATTTGTACAAGAAGTTGCAAATTTCTCTGCGTTAGGTGATTCTGTATACGGAAAAGGTAATTTAGAAGAAATTGTAGAACGAGTTAAAGCGATCGTAGAACGTGCGGAACGCATCATGACTGAAAGTGATGATTGGATGTCAAATGTTGCACACAAAAAGAACAATAAACGTATGCATGAAGATTACCGCGATTTTGAACAAGCAGCTCGAGAATTGAAAGAGGCACAAGATCGAATGTCATTAGCATATGAAAATATTGGACAACATTTAAATCGTTACTTTGATGTTAATTAATTTGGATAATATAAAAAGTATTATTATAATATAGGTAGAATGATGAGCAAATTTAAAAAATTATATAAACAATTTTTTGGATTAACAGAACAATCGACACCTGGTGCAGCACCATCAGGCATACCGAAGTTTACAAAAGATGATGTTCAAAATGCTAAAGATATGGCTACGGCGTTAAAAGATATGAATAATGCCATGAAAACAGAGTCTGATCTAGAAGAAGCTCAATTGATCAATCATATTACAGATTATAGAGGCGGGATTGAATATGTATTAAGAAATCCAGCTGAGGCAAAAGCAGTAGCACAAGAAATTAAAGAATGGTCTGAAAGAAAAGGATTTACTGTAGTTAAACATACAATATCGCCATCAGGTAAAATTGGATATTTTTATTTTAGATTAGGACAAGACCCAGGTTTAGAATCACAAAAGCTTCAAGGATATTTAGCACAGAAACCTGAATTAAAACATTTTAGATTTAACGTTAGACAACAAAAACCAAAAGCACCGCAACCAGAAATTTAAATTTAATATATGAGTAAAAAACAAAAACAACATCAAACTATAGTTCCAGGGAATTCTTTAGCAGTTAATGTAGTAGGTACACAAAGAGAAGATTTAGGATTTGCTCTTAAAGTATGGAAACGCAAAGTTAAAAATTCTGGAATTTTAGAACGAATTAAAGATCGAAAAGAATTTGAAAAGCCTAGTGTGAGAAAAAGAAAACAATTACAAGCAGCACAATTTATTCAAAGAATTAAAGATTTAAATTCTTTTTAAGAAAAATTAATTAAAGTTTAAGGCTCT